GGATTTGGAACACTTCGTGGTCCCAAATGTGTGGCTCACGCCACAGCTCTTTTCAATCTTATTTCAGTCTTAGAGCTTTATTCAGGAATCTATATCTCTTAGCTCTTTATTTCTTTACTGGGGAGTCTATGTATCTTAGACCTTTGAGATTCGGAGAACCTTTTTTTGGTATATAATACTCCATGAACAAGAATTACGAAAAAATAGCAGAATTGCAATGAAGCCTTATTTTATATTGTATTGAGCTATTTCCTCAGTTTTATGAATTTTTATCCTTGATGTATTTTTTTTAGAAAAAGTATTAAGATTTCTTAATATTTGGCTTAAAAGATGCCTTTTTTAAACTTTTGAGGAAAAACTGAAAATAAAGGATAAAAATAAGAAATTTTATCGAAGATATGTTCAATATGTTGATACTATTGGATTTATGTGCATTTCTGAAACGAAACCTTCTTTTGCACAGATTTTAGCTATTTTTGCAATGATTTTAGCTATTTTTGCGGGATTTTAATCTCTAATCTTGCAAATTTTAGAATTTGTTGCATTGCAATTTCAAAGCAAAACTTCCTCAGTTTGAATCTATTTTATGCTTAAATATTAAATTTTCTTAATATTTTGAATTTGGATAGCTTCCTCAGTCTGAAATTATTTTTATGCTTAGAAATGAAAATATTAAATTTTCTTAATATTTTGAATAGGAATTTTTTTTCATTTTCTTTACTTTTATTGTTGATTGCAATATAATAGAATAGAAGAAGAAGGAGGAGGTGAAAATATGCTATACAAGATTAAATTCTGTGTTAAGGCATACATGGAAGACTTTATAGACAAAGGATTCCAGTATGTGAATGATCAGAGATTGGGTGCTGAGAAAGTGTTCAAGATGAATGGGAAGAAATACTTTGTGAGCATTCAGTCAAGGTCAGGAGGGATAGTAGAAATTATAATCAAGTCCAAGAGGAAGAAATATGATTTGGTAAATTATCTTCCAATTGATCTGAAGGAGTCATTAGCAATTTACAAGATGGTAATAAAGGATATTAGGAAAAGAGAAATGAGGAAGCTGTCAGGATGATAATGCTGGTAATTAAAACTTTTCTTATTTAAAAATCTTTCATTCTCTTTACTTGTAGTCTTAAGCAGATTATAATATAATTACCTTAAATTTTAAAAGGAGGAGAAGTAAAATGACAATAAGAGAATGGTTATTAGAAAATTTTGATCAGGAAACTATTTTTCACATCTGTAGGTATGACAAGCGTTCTAATATTAAAAATTGTCTTACTAAGGACAATAAGTTTTATTATGAACATACTGATGAGATTTGGGAAGTTCTTAATGATGCATCTGCGTGTCATCATTATTCCACTCTTACATGGTTAGGTTCTTTAGAAGGAACGGAATATGTTGATGATGAAGCTACATTTAGATATTTTATATCTCAAATTGCTATTGAGGTGGTAGCATGTTCAATTATAAGAGAAAAAGGAGGATTTTAGAATGAATAATAGAGTAGGGAAAGTCATGAACTCAGTTGCTATGCTGAATAGAGTGAGAACTGTATTGCGTGAATCTCTGTCTATAAAGCTGGATAATGCAATGCTTCTGTTACTCATTCAGAATAGAGGTGATAAAATGTCTCAGGGTCTTTTAGGAGAACAGTTAGGGTTTGCTCCAGACAAAACCTGTAAGATAGTAAATAATCTTTCATCATCAGGTTTAGTTATTAAATTAGAAGATACTGATAGCTGTGTGATATACACCACTACTACCACAGAAGGTGATGAGATGTGCAACAAAATAAGAAAGGAAATCAGAAAGCTTAGAATATGAGGAGGCATGTAAAATGTGGAAATGTCCAGAATGTGGTTCAAGGAGAATAAAGTCAGAGCTAAGCTTTAATGTTATTTATATTGGTGATGTTAAGGAAACAGCGTCAGGAAAAGATGCTCTTTTTCTAGGAAAGACAGTTTCTTTCCCACCAACTAATGGAAGCTTTAAATGCTTAAAATGTGGAAAAGATATTGAAGCAGATCTATTCTCAAAGATTCTTTATATGACATGTGATTATGAAACATGAGGAGGAGATAAAAATGGAATTTTATGTTACTTTTTACAGTAAAATGTCTTATATTAATGAAAATGTTATAAACATAAAATGCATAGGTGGTATGTCTTTACATGAAAGAATTTCGGAACTGTTAGATTCTAAGACTATATCTATTGAAGATGTTAGTGATGATGATGATAATAGTTTAGTCATGAAAGAGCTATGTTTTAAGCTAAGATATGAAGAATTGGTAAAAATGAAATGTTTACATTTGTTTCAAGATAGCAATAAGGTGTATGTTAGAGTTGATAAGAATTCTCTGAATAAATATGTTTATGATGAAGCATCTTTGGACTCTGAAGGAAAATATAATCTGTGTAGAAGAATTGCTTCTCAGGATTTAATGAATGATTGGTTTAGAGATGGATGTCCATTAGACTGGAGAAAGAAAAGAGGTTTTTTAAATTTAATAATGGAAGCTTTAAATGCTTAAAATGTGGAAAAGATATTGAAGCAGATCTGTTCTCAAAGATTCTTTATATGACATGTGATCATGAGATATGAGGAGGAGATAGAGATGGAAGGTTTTGTTGGTAATTATAGGAAGAAACTTGGAAAGTATGAAGATGTTAGAATGAAATTTACAGGTGAATTTGTTCGTATTGGGATGAAGAATGGTTGGAGAGGAGTGCCAGAGGAGACAGTTCTGATAAAAAATATTTTAGATGATAAAGGAAATCTTTTGTCAGATCATCTTTGGTTTAATAGAACTAAAGCTTTTAAGGAAGCCAATCCAAATTCTGGAGATATGGTGGAATTTTATGGAAGAGTAAAGAGATATATGAAAGGTTATATGGGATGGAAAGAAGATGTTATAAATGAAATAGGATATGATTTTAAAATTTCATATCCTACAAGAGTAAAAGTAATTAAAAAGAATGATAACTAATGGTCTTCACAAACTTTTATTCTATAATGCCAAGTGATTCCCCATTCAGGGTGATAACCATACAAGATTTGTTTAGCTTGAGAGATTTTTCCAAGTCTTTCAACGCTAAAGTCATCTCCAGTTAGAAATGTTCCATTTGCAATAATTGTTTTTTCATTTATATCAGTCATGAAGCAAGTATGAAAATGTCCTAAGTTAAAGATTTTAGCTTCTGGGAATATAGAACCAAAACTTTTAAATCTATCTTCTACTCCATACCAAGGTGTTCTATTATACATTTTAATACCATGTCCATGATAGAGAAAGAATGGGGGATCATTCATTATAAACAATTTGTTATTATCCTCAGTAAAACATGCTATTTTCCAGTCTATATTCTTATAATTCTGAAGGGATATTTTTAGTGAGTTATAAAGAATTAAATCCCAGTTTGTAACTTTATCTGAGAATTTACTATTTCTTCCATGATTTCCAGGGACACATCTTATTTTTATTCTTTTAAAATGATGTGTCAGATTAGCAATAAATTTAGTGAGTGCTGGGATTAGAAGGGAATATATTTGTTTTGCTACTCCATAATTAACTTCAAATTGTTGTCCAGGGAATAGACTTTCATGATCAGCAATATCCCCAAGGAAATGAATTCTAAGAGTATTTATATTATATGTTTTTCTTAGGATTCCATTTATTATTTTAAGCATATTTTTTTCAAGAATATCAATTCTCTTACATAATATACTTGGGTTAAAAGAAGGTGTAATTCTTCCACCATGCAAATCAGATAATAGGAGGACTGCTGTTTCTTCTATGTTGTTGGGATTTTCTTTTGGAATATATTTTGGTGAATAATAATCTATTGGTTCTATGAGTGATTCTAATGTATCAACAATTATTTCAGTTTTTGCACTTTCTTTTCTGAGGATGTCCTCTAAACTTTTAATTCTTTTCTGATAGATTTTTATTTTTTCTTTGCTGACTGAATTTTTTAGTTTAGTATTCTCTTCTTCTAATTTTTTTAGTTTCTCTTCTATTTGTGGTGGGATTGAGTCAGTATGAGATATTCCTTTTTCATATACTATTTTTTTCAGATAATCTTTGTATTCTTTACATCTTCTCTGAGCTGTTCTTACTGATATGTTTATTTTCTCAGCTATTTTTTTTGTGTTACCATCATTTTCCCAGAAAATCTTTTCAAATTTTTTTATTTTGTTCATTTGTCACACTCCAAAAAAGAATTTTATTATCATTTAGATGGGTTTCTTATATAATATATTAGATGACCAGTCAGTCATTAAGTTTTTATAATATAGAGAGGTGTTATAATGAGCTATAAACCTAAAGATCAGAAACCTAAGAGAGGTCAAAGAACTGGTAAGGGTCATATAGATAAAGAGACAAAGAGGAGGGCTTTTGAGCTTTATGCTGTATGTCGTAATTGTGAACAAGTCGCAAGGGAATTAGGTCTTAAACCAGGCACTGTTAGAGATTGGAGAAAGAAACAACATTGGGAAGACATAATAAGAAAGCAGATGAGAGAGACAGGTTTAGTATTTGGGACAAGGAAGATGGAAGTTAAGAATACCATGCAGAGGATAATAGAGGAGAGTGAGTATGATGACTTGACTTCTACAGTAATGATTCCTTCAGCAGTGAGAGATATAATTGATGTTCCAGCTCCTACTGAAGATGATATAATGAATTTGGCGGCTTTTAATTATTTTCTTAGTCAGTATCATATTCTGACTATAATAGAGAGGAAGCTTTCTGAATCTTTAAGAACAATGAAAGCAAAACCGGATAACTGGAATGAGATATTAAAGACGGCTGACTTTTTAAGCACTAAGTTTAGACAACTTAGGGAAGACTTAATTAAGTCAGGTTTTGCTAATAAGTTCAAGGATGAGGAGAAGGATACTCTGGAAGCTTCATATTATATTGGAGAAATTGAGGAGGATTAAATTTGTTTAATTAATTTATAGTTTTTTGTTGCAATTTATATAAATTTATGCTATAATAGATAACAGGTGAAGAATTATGCTTAAGTCATTTAAGCTCAAAATATATGCAAACAAGGGAAAGCTCAGGAAGTTAGACAGTCTTATTGATTTTTGGAAGAATCATGTGAATAAGAAGATAGATTTGTTTTGGGACTTTGATGAGGTCAAAGGTTCATTTCCTCCAAAGGAATATAAAAGAGGAAGTAGATTTATTAACGATTCTTCTACAAAGGCTTGGAGAATAGTAAAGGGAGTCAAGAATAGGACAAAGAAGTTATGCTTGGATCTTCAAGAATTAGATTTTTATTCTAAGCATGGGAAAGAGCTAAGAGAGAAAATAAATAACATCTACAAGAAACCTATTTTTAAGGGAGAAGAAGTAGATTTGAATGAAGCAACAATAAAGTTTTCTCCTCATAAGAATCACTTTGACTTTTGGGTCAGAATTTCCAACCTTATAAAAGGAAAAAGACTGAGAATTCCTTGCAAGAAGTTTGAAAGATTTAATAGATTTTTAAAGAAAGGGAAGTTGAAAAAATCAGCTAAATTGTTGAGAAGAGATAATGGCTATTTTCTTGAGGTCTATATAGAGATACCAGAGAAAGAGTCCAATAACAAGGAGAAGATTGGCTTAGACATAGGGATGAATAACCCTGTAGCTTCTTCTGATGGAAAATTCTATGGGAAAGAACTGAAAGAATTGAGGATAAGGACTAAATGGAGAAAATATAAGAACAAAACTTCTCCTTACAAGCAAGGTCTGAATAGAATAGTGAAAGAAGTTATAAGAGATAATCCTTGCAAGGATTTTGTTGTAGAAAAGTTGTTATTTAAAGGAAAGAAAGGGAGAACAAAAAGGTTTAGGAGAAGGAATAACAATTGGAGTTATAATTTCTTTTTGAATAAGTTAGAGGAACATGGAAAAACGGAAGGTTTCGAGGTTATTCGTGTTCCAGCTTATTATACATCTCTGAAATGCCCATCCTGTGGGCAAATCAGTAAACTGAATCGGAATGGAGATATCTTCTGTTGCATCAACTGTTCTTATAAGAATCATGCTGATGTAGTAGGAGCTATCAATGTTCTTGAGAGAGTAGGTAAGGAGGTTTCGTCCCTTAGAAAAACTTTGAATGAAAGACATGAGAATGTCTTTCTATAAGGGTTTTAACGAATGCTTAAGTGTCCAAGAAACAGAAAGCAACTTTATGAGTATATAAGGGACAAGTTAGGATATACAGTTCCTGATGTTGCTGTTGCTGATGGAAATATTTCTCCATTTGATTTTATTTATGATATTTTCTTTGAGAAGGTTTCAGATGTCATAGTAGTGGGTTCAAGGGGATCAGGTAAAACTCTTGATTTAGCCATTATACATATTCTTAATAGTATTTTCAAGGCAGGATGTGAGACAGTAACAGCTGGTGCTATTGAGAAACAGGCAAAGAGATGTTATAGTTATTTCCAGAAGATGCTTAAGAAGTATGCTGGGACAGGTAGAGTTGGGAACTCTTTTATATCAGAAACTATTTTTCATACTCCAGCTAAGGTAGAAATACTCACAGCTACTATGAATCAGATGAATTTCTCCCATCCTCAGAAGGCTTTTCTTGATGAATTTGATTTAGTTGAGTGGGCAATATTTATGGAATTCTTAAATATGACACAGAAGGATAGTAATAGTAATAGTAATATTATTGCTCAGAATGTTCTTACTACCACTTATAAGTATCCAAATGGAAGTGCTGTTAGACTTATAAGACAGAGAGAGGAAATGGGATTTGATTTTAAGGTGTGGTCTATATGGGAAGCTTCAAAGAGATGCACTTTAGATTCATGTTCTCATTGTGAAAATATTGTTAAGGGAACTTTTTCTGATGGTAGTCCAAGAACATTTGCAAGAGTGTGTGGGAAGAAGTTAAAGAGATCAAATGGTTTTCTTGATATTAAGGATGTATGGAGAAGATTTAAGAGTTTGGATATTGATATATGGCTTGCTCAGCAAGAATGCAGACGCCCTTCAAGACGGACAGCTGTGTTCTATTGGTTTGATCCAGAGAGAGATGCTAATTTAGTTTTCAATGTAGATAGGAGTGCTAATTTCTATGAGGGTATTGACTGGGGTGGTGCATCTCCAAATGCTTATGTTTTATGGATGGAGAAGAATGGTATTTGGTATTTAGTTGATGAGATATATGTTAAGAATATACCAGCAACTGAGTTTGCAGATATGGTAAAAGCTAAAAGAAGTAAATATGGAATAAATAATGATAATTTGATTGCTTCTTATGCTGACCCAGAGAATACAATTGCAATGTTAGAATTTGAGAAAAAGGGTATTAATTTGATTGGTGCCAAGAAGGGGAAGGATAGTGTTATAGCTGGTGTTGCAATCATGAATTCTCTTGGTTCTGATGGTAGGATTAAGATACATGCAAGGTGTAAGAATGCAAAGAGAGAATTTACAGAATATCATTATTCACATAGCACTGTTGAAAGGAATTCTTCATCTAAGCCAGTTAAGAAAGATGATCACACATTAGACGCTTCAAGATATATATTTTATGAAGAAAATCCTATTGATTTGAATTATTCACTGTTTGATGAATATGATAATGAAGAAGAGGATAAATTTACAGATGAATGGGATTTGTCTTTCAGGAATCTTTATGGTGTTTCTTTTCCATTCTCTGACACAACAACTATATTGAATTTGGGAGATTTTTAAGATGAGTTTTTTAGAAGATGTTGAAAGATATGAAATTTTTCTCAAGAAGAAGAAAAAAAAGACTGATGATGGAATGATGTCTTATCCAGGTGATTCTGAGATAGGATATTCTGGGCTTGATATTTCTTCTGGAATTATAAATGAGGAATACAATAGTGAGCTAAGGAGTAATTCTGATAGAGCTAATTTTTATACTCGTATGAGATATGACGCTTCAGTTGATACAGCTTTAAATTTAGCTGAGCTACCCATTCTTGTAGCAAATTATAATATTCTTCCAACTGGTAGAGATTCTGTTGAAATGGAGTCAGCTGAATTCTTGAGAGATATTATATATAATAGGTCAAATATTACAACTACTTATTCATATAGAGATACACTTAAAGAAGAATGTAAGTTTATGCAATATGGATTTTTTCCATATGAGAAGGTATATGATAGAAGGGATTGGAATGGAGAGAATTTTAGTAGGAAGAATATGATAGTTCTCAAGAAACTGGCACTGAGGCATCCAAAATCTGTTGATAGATGGAAATATAAACCTGATGGAAGCTTAGAAGGAATGTATCAGGTTCCTTCTACAAACATAGATAGTTTAGGAAGTGATGAAATATTCATTCCTGTAGAGAAGCTACTTCTTTTGGTGCATAATAGGATTGGGAATAATTTTGAGGGTATTTCGATTCTTCGTCCTTTAGTGAAACATTGGAGCTATAAGAATGGTCTTTATAAGATAGAAGCTTTAGGGCTTCAGAAGAATGCTATGGGTATTCCATCATTGGGGATGTCAAAACCTAATAGTGAGAAGCTCAATAAAGCAAAGAAGATGCTTCGTTCTTTAATGGTCCATGAAGAAGCAGGTATTATTTATGATAGGGACAAACAAACATTTGATTATAAGCAAGGGGGAATTCATACAGTTGCTATTCACAGGAGTATTTCTCATCATGATAGTAAGATATATCAGAATGTTCTTGCTGGATTTATGCTTTTGGGGCAAGAGTCAAGAGGAGGGGCAAGGAATCTTGGTGGTTCTTTGATGGATTTCTATCTTATGATGTCTCAGAATATTGTTGATTTAAGATGTGATATAAGGAATCGTTATTTATTGCAACCTCTTGTATCTTATAATTATTCTAACATAAAGAGATTTCCAAAAGAGGTAGGAAACCTTAACAGTATGAAAGATAAGGTTGCTCTTTCTAATATTCTTAAGACTCTTGCTGATTCAAATTATATAGATCCATCAGAATTATCTATGAGGGAATATGTTCATAGTCTTTATGGATTTCCAGAACCAAAGAAATTAAGTGATGAAGCACAAAAGAAAGCAGTTACAGAGACAGATAAAGATGCTTCTGAGAATAAGAAAGAACCAGCAAATAAAGCTGAGATGTCCTTGCTCAAATGGCTTGGGAGAATAAAACCATTAGATAACTTGCCTGTGGATTATAGAGAGAGATGGATAAAAGCATCAAGAAAAATTGAAGAATTGCAAAGGAAAGAAATATCTGAGTCAGTTTCAGAATTAGTAAAGATGGGTCAAGTCCCAAATATAAATTATATAGATGTTCCATATAATGATCATTTGAGAAAGCTGATGAGGGAATATGTTAATTTTCATTCTGAGCTTTCTAAGGATGATAGTTACAGTGATTTTGTGGTTGAGTCAGCTATTCATACTCATAATAATGAAATGAAGTGGGAGATTCTGGATACTTTGCTCAATATTTCAAGAAAATTATAGGAGGTGTTTAAAATGGAAAAAGAAGTCATTGGGAGGATAAGGTCCATTGATGATGATGGTGTGGTTATTGCCATTATTGATGATAATGATGGTGAGGAATATTATCACATTAAGCTTAACAACAAACTTTTTAAAGGTAAAGATGTCAAATGTGGGGATCTTGTTGTTCTCAACATCTTTGTTGGTGAATGACAAAAAAGTGTTCAATGGATGTTGTTGGAGTATAATAATAAGGAGGTGGAAAAATGAGTTTACTTCCAATAGCTGATAAAGGTCTATCTTGGGATGCTTCAGAAGCAAAGAAGAGAATGGCTAAATATGCTGGTGGTCAAGATAAGGACAAGATTGATTGGGGCAAATATGGAAAGGGATTCTTTTGGAGTGAGAAAAATCCAAGTAATTTTGGGGATTTCAAACTTCCATTTGCAGATGTTATAGATGGAACTCTAAAGGCAATTCCAAAGGGAATATACTCAGCATCAGCCGCCATTCAGGGAGCTCGTGGAGGAGTAGATATTCCTAAAGATGACATAGAGGGTGTTAAGAGAAAAATTTCTTCTTATTACAGTAAGATGGGGGAAGAACCTCCATGGAAGAAGGAACAATCAGTGGACAATAATCAATACTTAGTTCAATTTTCTTTTCCTATTAAACTGAGTGGGCATTTAGAGCCATTGTCAGAGGTTCAGTTAGCAAAGGAGGGAAGTTTTGAGTATCCAGGTTTTTATGGTTCAAATACTCTAAAGTTTGATCAAAGTGTTTATAATGCTATGATCAAGAATTTCAATGATAATGTATGGGGAAGCGAACTTTCAGTGGGACTTCCTTTTGATGTTGAACATATGGAATATTTGGGTGCTTTTGGGTGGATAAAGTCATTATACACTAAAGTAACTGATAATGGTTTAGGTTTATTTGCTCAGGTTGAATG